AAGAAAATGGAAGCAGAATTTTTATGAATGCTTATAACTCGCAAGATCCTACTTATACAAGTGAGGCTGTTGGAAATATGTCCAAACAAGCTCAAAAAGATGCAAAGGGTGCTGTAAATGTTTCGTGGCCTAAATTTAATGTACGCTTGTGGTCAAAAGAAGTGGACCGACCATACGATAAGAATGGGGACATATGTTACGACCCCGACGACGATTACAGTGATTCATAAGGAGAAATAAACAATGTCCGGATTAGCAGCAGCACTACCATTAACAATATCAGAGAGTGAAGGCGTTTATACCCTTTTGCAAACTATAAAACAAGTAGCTGCGCAAAATCTTAAAATGGTTATCTTTACAAATCCGGGTGAGAGAATAATGGATATTGGTTTTGGAGTTGGTATTAAAAGATTTTTATTCCGCCAGAATGCTGTACAGACACATGATGTGTTGATCAATAGAGTATCAGAGCAGGTTACAAAATACTTGCCTTATATAAAAATAATAGATTTAGATGTCGATAGCATTCTATCAAACTCAGCCCTGCCCGAAAACTTTATAAGGCTTCGGCTCGAGTACAAGATAAGACCCTATAATGAAAGAGATGTTTTAGAACTATCTATTTCCGCATAGAAAACTACTTAGTGTAAGAGGATTTAAGTATGGCAAATATTAAACCGGCAATAAAATATACTAGTAGAGAGTTTGATACGATCAAACAAGACCTAGTTCAGTATGCCAGAAGATACTATCCAGAGGTCTATAGAGATTTTAACGAGGCCTCTTTTGGATCACTGATGCTTGATACAGTATCTTATGTTGGTGATATATTATCTTTTTACTTAGATTACCAAGTTAATGAGACTTTTCTCGATACAGCCGCCGAATTTTCTAATGTTGTCCGGCTGTCTAAACAATTAGGATACAAATATAGAGGGGTACCTTCGGCAACAGGTGTATGTTCTTTCTACTGTATTGTTCCAACCAATGACGTCGGCCTTGGCCCAAATACTGATTATGTACCAATTCTTAAAAAAGGATCTACAATGTCCTCGGGAGACGGCACATCTTACATACTAGACGAAGACGTATTTTTCAATGACCCAAACAATCTTATCGTCGCGGCCCGCGTTTCTGATTCAACCGGCTTACCTACTTCTTACGCTATAAAATCGAACGGTAAGATAGTCGCAGGCGAAGCTACAAGAGAAAGAATTCCAGTGGGGAACTTTACTAAATTTAGAAAAGTGGCTTTGAGTTCTAACAACTTAACAGAAATAATATCAGTTTTTGATGAAGAGGGTCATGAATATCACGAAGTTGACTATCTTTCACAAAATGTAGTATACAAGGCAGTTACAAATCGAGGAACCGACAATGAGACAGTTTCAGCGGTAATGAAACCTTATGTGGTTCCAAGAAGATTTACTGTAGAGCGCATCGACGGAAGATATTATTTACAATTTGGATACGGATCAGACTCAGAACTTAAAACAAACTCTGTTGCTGAGCCAACATCGATTACACTAAAAATGCATTCTAGAGAATTCATCGATGATACTAGCTTTGACCCAGCAAAATTACTTGAAACTGATAAGTTCGGCGTTGCGCCAGCAAACACTATTTTGACTGTGGTATACCGTAAAAATTCTACAAGAAATTCGAACGCCAAAGTTGGATCAATTACCAAAATGGGCAAAACGAATATCCAGTTTGACGATCCAACTAAGGTCTCATCTACTATTGTTGCAGACATTAGAAGGTCTGTGGAAGCCTACAATGAAGAGAAGATCGTTGGAAGCATCACTATCCCCACTACTGCTGAGTTAAAAAGAAGAGCATTTGATAACTTCGCAGCACAAAATCGAGCTGTTACTTTGCAGGACTTCGAAGCTATAGCCTACGGCATGCCACCTAAATTTGGATCTCTAAAGAGAGTGAAGGTTTCTCAAGACCCCGATTCGTTTAAGAGAAACTTAAATATGTATGTATTGGCGGAAGATTCTAACAATCGTTTGGCCGAGGCTAATAACACTCTTAAAGAAAACTTAAAGATGTGGCTCGGTAACTACAAGATGATCCACGATACCGTTGACATTCTAGATGGTAAAATTGTTAACTTTGGTGTTGAGTTTCACGCAGTTGCAAGCCCCGAGTTCAACAAATTTGATGTTCTTGCCTCCGCACAACGCGTCTTATCACAACATTTTAAACAGCCCTTATACATGGGAGAATCACTTTACATAACCGATGTCTACAGGCTTCTAAATAAAAAAGTACGAGGCTTGATTGATGTTAAATCAGTTACAATAGTTCCTAAGTACTCGGGAGTATATTCTCGAACAACGTATAACTTCGACGACCAAACCTCAGCAGACGGTAGGTATTTAAACGTTCCTGACAATGTGTGTTTAGAACTTAAGTTTGCTGCCAAAGATATCAAAGGAACAATAGAATAATGGCTATTAAAAGATATTATGCAAGTGCAGACAATACTATTACAAATGCATTTCAGGGAAACTTAACAACCCGGGCCACCGGCGCAAATATGGGACTTTCTGATATATTGGAAGTGTATTCTATTTTCGGTCAGGAGTCATCAGGCTCGCAAGAATTGTCCCGTGTTTTAATACAATTTGATTTAAGTGGTTCCGCCAATACAATTGGAAGTGACGCAGACAACGGAAAGCTAACGCTGTCGAACAAAGCCTCTTGTACTTTCGCAGGAACAACTGATCTAGCCTCTGATAATAGCGTCGACACCGGAGGTGCTGATCTAGTAGTGAGGAACGCAGATGGAACTTCGGTCACATTTGAAACCGATGACTCAAAAACAGAAACACAATCAACTGCAACCTTAATTGGTACAAGTGGCGTCTCAACAACAGCTAAAGCTGCCCAATCATTACACGTTGCCTTTGCGGCCGCAATTGCAGCGGGCACACTAAAGATGACGCTGACCCCATCAACGTATACTGACGAAACACAAATTGAACTAACACAAAAGAAAAGAGGCTCGGCCGGTAACACCACTGTAACAATACCAGATAATATTATTGCTAACGGTGCTGAAGGTGATGGTTCTTCGGTAACTACCTCGGCATTTACTAATGGGGCCGACGGCGCCAGCTTCTATCTAAGGATGTTCAATGCTCCGCATGGACAGACCCTTCCAAAAGATGCAATCTTAGTTGTAGAAGGTTTACAAACAGATTGGAATGAAGGCCATGGCCTCGATATGGAAGAATTTTCCGACCTATCCAACGGCGACGGAAGCAGCAACTGGGAGTATGCCAACTCGGGTAACGGTCCTGCAACAGCAGCAACTGCCACTATATCTTTCACCGGCGCTTGTTCAGTAGATCAGACAATTGTAATTATCTCTACTGATGGGACATCAAAGACATACACAGCCAAGGGATCTACAACCGCCGGATCCCTACAATTCATCAATACAAATGCTGCCACAGCCGCTACTGCTCTCGCTTCCTGTATTAACAATGCAGCCGGCCACACCAGTTCTAAAATCACAGTTGTCGACGATGGCGCTGGCACACTTACTCTCACCCAAGTCACGCTGGGTCTCTCTGGCGACACAACAATTACTTCTGGCTTATCCAACGTAACTGTCTCTGGGTTCTCTGGTGGCTTTAACTCTGGCTTAGGCCGGGTTGCATGGGCTAGGCAAGGTGGAAACTTTCATCAATCGCCAAGTTTTACAGCTTCGTTCGCTGCTGGAGCTCACGGAACCACAGGTTCAGGCCCAACAGCTGATTTACAAGTTAATGTTACCGATTTAATATACGAGTGGTATGACTACGACTCAGCATATGGTAAGAAGAACCATGGCTTTATAGTCCGATTAACCGGCTCTCAGGAAGCCTACTATCAGGGAAACCCCGCGGGAACAGATCATGATGGTAATTTAAACAACCTTACTGGTTCAACAACTTCATTTTACACAAAGAAATTCTTTGCTAGAGGAACAGAATTCTTCTTCAAGCAACCATGCCTCGAAGCGAGATGGAATGACGCTATTAAAGATGACACAGGTAACGTATATTTTAGTAGTTCCTTAGCACCACAAGCAGAAAATCTAAACACAATTTACATGTACAACTATGTGAGGGGCCAACTTAGAAATATTCCAGATACTGGAACAGGACCAATATTCGTAGAACTTTATTCTGGTTCTATAGGAAATATATCTCCATCTACATCCTCGGTATTACTACCCCAAGGCGGAGGGGTAGTTGCAGCTGGCAATACGGTGATAACAGGCGGATACGTTTCAACTGGAATATACTCTGCTTCTTTTGCTATTACATCTTCAACCTCAGATTATAATCCCCCCAGCCGTTTATTCTCTTCTGACCTTACTAAAGTTTACGCTGTGTGGGCCAATACAGGAGTCCATAACCAAACTGGAAGAATTGAGTTTTTAACCTCTTCATTCCTTCCTAAGAAGTTTGACTTATCTGCCCCAAACCCAAGCCCAACCTACGCCTCCAGCATAACAAATCTAAAATCAACATATTCTACTAATGAACAAACACGCTTTAGAGTTTATGTGAGACAAAAAGATTGGAGTCCAACTATTTACAGTAAAGCCACTTCGGAAGCACAAACTTATACGATTGATAGTGGCTCTTACAGATTTTATAGGGTTATTGATGAACATGAAGTTATCCCATTTGGAACAG